ATCCGTCGAACGCTGTGAAGGATAACATCCTGGAACCCTACGATGCAGCGAACAGCACCCAGCGGCGGAACATCGTGATCGGTGCGCCCGGCCAGGTGTCGGCGTTCATCCCGTGGTTCGCTGATCGGCTGTCCGAACACGGTGAACAGGCCCCGCCCAGCGGGGATTTCAGCGTGGACATGGGTAACGGGTTCCTTACCCAGATGTGGACAGATAACGACCCCCTCGTCACCTGGTTCAAGATCGCCCAGGAAATCGGGTTCCACCTGCACCGCCCCGATAACTGGGCCATCATCCAGGACATCTAGATCACAGATGTCCACAGAACTGCACTGGCCCAGGCGGGCCACGTTCGTGGAACCTTCCGCTGAAGGGGACGATTCCGAGGAACGGCGATACGTGGGGCCTGGCACGTTCGACGTGCCGGATGCGATGGTGGATCAGTATCTGGATCGAGGCTGGGAACGGCCTGATGATGCTGCCACCGATGAAGCCCCACCCGCTGCCGAACAGGATGATCCCGCTGAACCCGAGGAATCTGAAGCCGATGCGGATGGCTTCGATGCTGAAGGGTTCGTGGATGAATCCTGGCAGGCAGTCACCGCTTCCATCGAAGATGGTGAAGCCGATGGCCACCTGGAAGCCGTAAGGGAAGCCGAACAGAACCGGGATGGTGACCCTCGGGATTCAGTGATCGAGGCACTGGATCAGCGGGCTGGGTGATCCCAGATGGCTGGGCTGGCTGATCTAGTCACACTGGCCCAGGATCACACCTGGTTCATGGTGGTGCTGCTGTGGCTGGGAACGGCTGCTGCATACCGTTCGCTGCACAGCGACATCGCTGAAATGGAATCGGATGTGGAATCGGTTTCTGATAGCCAGGATCAGATCGAGGAACAGGTAAACCGGGTGGATCAGAAACAGGATCACATCGTATCCAGGCAGGAAATGATGCTGGAACGGATGGGGCTGAACGCCCAGGAAATCCAGGAACTTCAGGAAGAAACCGCCCGCCTGGATGAACGCCATCAGGCTGAAGATGATTTCTACCGAGGCAGTGCCTCGGATTCCCCAGGTGATTAACCGTGGGGGAAGTAACATCTTCAGATCTGGATGATGATCGCTGGGCCACCAGTGATGGCGTTCGGGAATACATCGATATTCCCGTGAAAGGTGGGGATAAGGATGTGGAACCGTTCATCACATCTGCCACCGACAGCGTGCAGGCGTGGTGGAAGCGGGCCACCGATCAGGACATCCCTGGTGAACTGCCGGATCCCAGCAGCCTGGAAAGCGATCACCCGCTGCTGGTGAAGGCCACGGAACTGCTGGCTGCATCCGAGGCACACGAGGCGAACGCCCAGAACTTCCGATCCGAACAGGATGAAGGCCAGGATCGGCACGTGTTCCTGGAATCCCGTGCGAAATCGAAGTTCGACGACTGGGTAACGGTGAACGGATACGATGTCACCGACACCACGGAAGCCCAGGGAAGCGATTTCCCGGCCACTGGCCGATCCTCGGGGCTTACGAACTTCGGGGGTGATTACGGTGGCTGATCTGGAAATCGAAGTGGATGTGCCATCCCGTGTGGATGAACGCTGGAAACAGATCCTCGGGGATGGTGCTGAAGATGCGGTGGATCAGCTAGCAGTGCTGGCCGAACGCCACATGAAGGATGAAGCCCCGGAAGGGGTGGGAATCCCTCGGGTGAACATGGCCACCACCATCAAAGCCCACACGGAATCCACGGACCCGTATCGGGTTTCCATCGCACCGAGGAAGCGAACGGAAGATGGCTGGCCGCTGCATCACGCCATCATCGAGGGGACGGATTACGATACCAGCCCCCCACCGCTGGATCCGATCCTTCAGTGGGCTTCCGCAAAGATCACCCCCGATGAAGGCCAAACCATCGAACAGGCAGCCGAAAGCATCCGCTGGGCGATCTTCCAGGATGGCCACGAAACCTTCCCGAACGAATTCATCGATAGATCGATGAAGCGGTGGGAAGGCCGATCCAGCCAGGTGGCCCAGGATGCAGTGGATGATGCGTTCGATACCGGGGGTGCGGTCTAACGATGGCCACTGATGCAGGATTCAATCCCTCGGATTACGACGGGTTCACGGAAGCACATCTGGAAGTGCTGGAACGCTTTCGGGATGTGGCCGTGGATAACCACCTGGATTCGGGAAACCTCGATGGAACGGGATCATCGCCTGCCGTGCAGCACCACGTGAAAGGGGTGGTTTCAGCCGAACAGCTACTGAACCACTTCGAACTGCCGGTGGTGATGTCCATCCCGACCGGGCTGGGTGATCAATCCAGAAACATCCAGGCAAACGACACCACGTACACGTTCAGTGTTTCGGCGTTCGTGGCCGATTACGATCAGCAGTACGGGCTGGAACTGGCCCAGATCATCATCGGGAACGTGGTGAATAACATCGAGGATAACCGTTCGCTGGAATCCAGTCCCGGTGCAGGCGATCCCATCGCAAAGGATGCACGCCTGGCTTCCGGTGCAGATGCGGTGCAGTTCGATTTCGCACTGAATGTGCAGGGTGAACAGGTCCACCTGAAATACGGAACAGCCGATTTCGTGGTGGAAACGAAACGTCGAAAGCCGTGATCTAGATCCAAATATGGCACGTGAACTTCCCAACACCGAACCCGAAGATGAAGATGGGGAAGTGATCCGTGAAGCCATCCAGTTCCGAGGCAGGCAGACATCGGTGGTGCTGGATGATTTCGGGATTCGCTTTCAGATGATGATCAAAGAAACGCCTGAAGGGAACTTCAGGATGCACGAACCCCTGCCGGTGGCTTCCCAGGAAGCCATCGATGCAGGTGAAGCACCAGCGAACGCTGTGGCTGCACCCGTGGCCGAAGAACTAACCCACGGGGAACTGTCGAACCCGCTGATCCAGTACGGCGTGGTGTGCGAACACCCCACCGATGATGGGATCTGTGGCGACGTGTTCCCCTCGGTGAAATCCCTGAACGGCCACCTTAGCACCCACTACCCAGATACAGATGGCGAAAACCAGCGTGATGCTGATTCATCCGATGGGAACACCGAGACAGATACAGGTGATCAGTAAATGACCCAGAACATCGGAACGGATGCACAGTCGCACTTAGGCTACTGTGGCCTAACGGAAGAATCGAGTTACGGCGGTGGGGGTGCGCCATCCGTGTTCCTGCCCATCAACAGCGATGGGTTCAGCATGGAAAACGGCGTGCTGTTCAATTCGAACATTCGGGGTAGATCCAGGTTCGATGGCACTGCCGGGGTGTTCGAAGATGATGGCAGCGTGGAAATGGTAGCAGGCCCCGAAAACGGCCTGGGCTACCTGCTGAAAGGTGCGTTCGGATCCACATCCGTGGTTACGTCCGATTCAGATGGTGACAGCGCGGATGATACCGGGGAACACACCTTCAGCACCGATAACAAACTGCCCAGTTACGCTGTGGAAATCGGGCTGGGTGCCATCGATTCACTTCGGCACAAGGGTGTGGGGATCGGCAGCCTGGAAATCAGCCACACCCCCGAGGAATACCTGATGGTATCTGCCGACATGAACGCCCAGGAACCCGAACTTCAGGGAACCCAGGCGTCACCCACATACAGCGATGCCAGGCCGTTCGTGTGGCACGACGGCACGATAAACCTCGATGGCACGGATCGTTCCGTGGATGTGGCTGAATTCACATCCACCATCGATAACGATCTGGATGAAAAGATCCGAGGCAGTCGAACCCCGGCGAAATGCCACGTGGGTGAACGGGCAGTCTCGGGATCCCTGAACCTGGATTTCGAAAACACGAACGCGATGCAGTTGTTCCTGGGTGGGGCGTCGGCCACCACCGTGCAGGATGCACTGTATAAAGCCAGTCTGAACTGTAAGTGGATCAGCCCCGAGAACACGGTTACGGGTGGATCCACGGCGTACAGCCTGGAACTGGATCTGCCGAACATCATCCTGGCCACCGATGAAGCCCAGGTGAACGAACAGGATGCGATCATCGAGAACATCGGCTGGGAAGCCGAAGATACCGCATCCACATACGACATCCAGGCCACGCTGGTGAACTCGCAAACGTCGGCATACTGATCCCCACATGACCGTGGGGATCATCTGCCTCGATGGGCTGGATCACCGCCTGGCTTCCGAACACGATGTGTTCGAACCTGTATCTGTCTCGGGGCAGCCGCTGGTGAATAACCTCGATGGCGAAAATCCACTGTTCACGCCCAGGGTGTGGAACAGCCTGTTTCTCGGTCGGGATCAGCGGGAAATCACCGACTGGGTGCCGGAATCAGACTGGAACGACATCACCGAGGGATGGAATTACATCTGGAACACGGTGGTGGGAACCAGCTTGCTAAACGTGAACGTTCACAGCCATTACCTGCATCAGAACGCCTGCATCCCCGATGGGTGGACACCAGCACACGGATCCTGGGGGATGATGGTTCGATCCACCGAGGATCTAATCGGGTTCTGGAACGAAACGATAGAAGCGTTCGAATCCACGCTTCAGATCGGTTACTGGCGGCTGCCGGATGCGTATGGCCACTGGGCTTCGAAGAAAGGGCTGGGATCGATGGAATCAGTATATGACTGGATCAGGGAAACGTTCTGGCAGCAGATCGAACTGCCGGATGATTACCTGGTGCTGTCTGATCACGGGTTCGTTCGGGATCCATCCACGGGTGACGGTGGCCGGGAAGAACACACCGAACACGCTGTGGTGGCTTCCACGCTGGAATTGTCTCGGATGAAGATGGCTGAATTCATTGATCACTGGCACGACCCCGTGATCAGGAATGTTCGGGAAGGGAACCTGGAAGATCTGGGCTACGTGTGAACGTGCTGGGCTGCTGCTAAAGCCGAACGGAAGATCACGTGCCACGCACCGGCTTCGAACAGACCCGCTTCAGCACCCCTTCACGTTCCTTAGAACAGCCACCGTGAAATCAGTAGAATTCTTCATCCACCACAGCGATGGTGTGCTTCGAACGTTCCAGTTTCTTTTTCACCCGTGGCTGAAGGGCTGATATGGAATTCTTCGATGAACCGATTTCATCTGCTATTTCAGCGGGATTCCACCCACGTGATCGAAGAACATACACCTTCGATTCCGTTTCACTAAGCCACGTGGTTTCCTGAAGGAATCTAGCCTGTTCCTGCCAGTCGTCGTAATCCCCGATGTCGGTGGATGGATCGGACCACTGATCTGCCTTCGGGTGGCAGTCTAAGCACAGTGCCACCAGGTTACTCACCCGGTGTGATCCCCCATCGTGAACAGGAACCACGTGGTGAACTTCCAGAACCGAATCGCCATCGATCCCACCTTCATCGCCACAGTTCACGCATCGATGGTTACACTTGATGAACGCTTTTTCACGTCGCTGTTCCCAGTCGTTCGGTAACTGATCGCCAGTTCCCATACGGGATCACCGTGGCATCCCTAACACTATCCATTAGGTGTTAAGGCAATATTTGCAGTTAGTTGTAAGATAGGAGTTAGCCGCAAAAATCGGCGTGGTGTTAGGCAAACCACGGGGATCGGCTACATTTCACGCTTCCCGCTGTTACATCGATGTTAGGAACGTGTTAGCTCATACGTTATATATAACTACCTTATAAAGAGAACTAGAAAGAAAGAGTGGGTGGCTACCAGCCACGCACTTTCTGAAGCCTACCAACTAACTCTAACCTAACAGCGAAAATTACCGCTTCCGTGTTAGGAAGCTGTTCGTGCTGGGCTAGTCTCGGTTCAGCCAGATCGCGTTCTGCCCACGGTACTTCCCCAGTTCGATGCTGCCGATGTAGTGGCCATCTTCACGATGCTGTTCCACCCGTTCCATCACCCGTTTCGCTTTCACCGAGGGGTTGGATGAATCGTGAAAATCCAACCAGTTCACCACGTGTTTCGACATAACGGGCTTCCCCACCCGGCGTTCGCGGATGATACGGAAGAACAACTGGTTTGATCTGGCGTTTATCAGGCTGTCTGATGGGGGAACGGAAACGAATTCCCGAAGGAATTCAGCCCCTGGCTTCCCGCCGATTTCACCGTTCCTGAACTGTTCTGCCACTTCCTCGATGGTAGTGGCTTCGAAGGAAACTTCATCCACTTCGGCTTCCAGATCGGCCATCCGATCTTCCAGCCGTTCGATGCGTGCCTGCTGATCCTGCACCACCTGAAACAGTTCAGCCCGCGATGGCAGTTCCTGATCTAGATCATCAGCGGCTGCCTCGGGTGTCGCCTGCTGTTCCAGGTGTTCCAGAACTTGTTCATCAGTCGGTGCTGCTGCATCCACTTCCTCGGGATCCTTCCCGATCCCGTCTTTTGAAGATGTTCCCATATCTGATCACCGTTCCAGCGTGCCACCGTTCCACCAGTGGGGCTGCTGGTATCCCGATAAGATGCACACCCCGCAAATATAGGTTAGGGAAATGTTAGCAGCCTGTTCGTGGGGACCCCCGTGGAATCCAGCGTGATGCTGGTTTATGCGGGAATCTGCCGTCCCTCGGGATATGGCGACTGATTCCACCGGGACTGGCACCGAGGAAGCGGAAGATGATGTGCAGTGGGCCAGCCAGGAAGCGTATCAGGAACA